AACAATCAACGATTTTACCCTGCCCCACCCGGAGCCCCACATCGGAACGTCATGGGAGACGAGGACCTTCTGGCCTCTCCGTACTGCCAGGTGCTCAAAGTCCTGATAAAGAAAGTATGTTTCGGGACGCAGACGAGCAGCCGCTATGTAATACCGTCCGAACTTCCATATTAAATCAGGATCAGTTATGCCGGGAAATTCGACGCTTTCAAATTGTGTAGCGTTTGCCGAGGTATACCCGTCATCGTAGACAATCATCTCGTCTTTTTCGTATCCCTCATTTTCATTGGTAAACGGTATTCTGAAGGCATGAGGCTTTTCGAATAAGGCCTTTTCAGCGGTAAACCCCCATGAGTTACGCGGAGTAATATGTTGCATTACCGGCTTATCGGGCTCGTCGACTATCACGCCCCAGATCCCATCGGTCAGTGTGGGTGACGCCCTGCCAGCCGCCGCAATGTCGGCAAGGGTTTCCCACACGGATGATTTATAGTCCCTGACCATGTTAAATTTGTAGCCGTTGGTCTCGCAGAAGGTGTACCATGCGCCCAGAGTAGCATCATCAATCTGAGTGGCCGTTCTGGGCCGTGCGTTTGCGGGGTGCATCAAGACAAGACGGAACAGGGCCGCCGGGTTCTGCGTTTTGCTTTCTTCCGTTGTCCATTCGCTGTTCGTCGCATCCCATGTCGGTGCGTACGATGTGACAATGGCGTTAAGGCTGTCAATGACTCCCTGTAACTGTTCCGTCGCCTTTATCCTGAGTGCGGTCATGGCAAGTGGTTTCGGGAACGTCACAGGTGGGTCATTCTTGATCGAGCGCAACACCGACCACATTACATCGTCAATCGTCCGGGTATCGTCGGTATCTGCGGTTAATCGGGTGAGCGCAACCTCATATGTCTTTGTTTTGTCTACAGCCCAGCTATGCCCCACCCTGATTGCGGATGATGTCGCATCTGTACGGGTAAATGTATGCTGAGTTATCCAGGTCAGGTTGCCTACTTTCCGGTACTCCACCCTTACAGATACAGTATATGAGGTTCGGTTGCCGTTATTGTCGAAGTATGCAAGCCCGCGCGGGAATACTATGTCAACGCTCAATTCGTCGCTTCCTGCTTCGGCTGTCCTGACAACCCGTCCACCTGCCGCAGTTAGTGAGACATTGACAGATGTCTGTGTGACTATGTCCGGTATCAGCGTGATATCTGCGTCGGTAGATGTCCCCTCGACGGTTTCTATGTCGTAATCGGTGTAAGACGACAGCAGGGTTTCCCCAATTTTGATATCCGATATATCAAGTCGTCCGTATCCCCAGACAAAGAGCATCCGCAGGTATTCGTCGTTGCCGAGTATTTCCGTGTAGGGCTGTGCCCCATAGGGAGGAAACACGCGATGCTTGCCGAGCACTACCGGAACAGGCCCAAAAGGGTTAGCGCGGTTCGATGCCCCTGATATGCTGTATGTAGGGCTGTCAGCATAGCTACTACGCGATGCGATGTAGGGCGAGTCCGGCGTGCGTATCGGGCAAAGCGCGTCAACGAGGAACATCCCGGCGGTAAGGACACCGACGCCCACAAGGGTCGACGCGAATCCCCCAGCCTCTAATCCGAGCAAGGTAAGTGACCCGCCGCCAGTAGGTACCGTCAGAGCAACAGCCGCAACCACTACGGCAATGGACAGTATGGTGCGGATAGGGTCTTTACCACCACCTCCGCCGCCTCCATGAACAGGAACATGGATCATCACATGGTCGTCTGTAGACGGCCTCTGTGTCCATTTGTCACGGGTTACGGGTATCCCGTTGACCTCGACCATTACCGCATAATCGCGCCACACCGCAGGGACACCGGACAAGTCATACATCTGGGTTATCATCTGCATGACCGTCATGCCCTGCTGGGCAACCATGACTTTGGAAGCCCTGAACGGTGACGGCTGGATTATGACGGGCTTATCTTGCATAGTGTCTAAATTCCTCTACGCGGTTCTTCCACTGGATACCCGTAAACGGTTCTATGACCGAATTTATCCCCGACATGATGTGGAGCATGTTGTGTTGGTCAATGGCTACGCCAACGTGCCACGTATACGCTCCTGTGCGTACCATCACGACATCGAAAGGCTCAGGCTTGTCTACCTTCTGCCATGCCTCTTTACCGATGGCGTAAGCCCGCGCCGCCGCCTTCAATGACGAAATCGACTGGTCAACGAAAATGCCCCTGTATTCCGGCAGGGATATGCCGAGTTGTTCTTTGTAGACGATACAGACGAGTCCCCAGCAATCACACCCCGAGCGGTCCCGTCCATCGGGTTTGAAGGGCAATCCTATGTAGTTATCCGTCCAGTTCAAAATAGCCCTCCGAAATATGCCGGAGAAAATGACCCAGCCGGGAACGGTTCACGTTCAAGGGTCTCCAGTTTCAGGGTACCGGTTATCACCGTAGCGTTGTACTTGATGTCAGTGAGCAGAAATTCAGGCCACTGTGCCTCCACGGTATCCAGCGCATTATCAAGCACAAGCTCAACCTGGACCGTGGGAGGGGTCGTTATCGTGCGGATTGTTGCCGTGTACTGCCGGTGAATATTGTCAATCTCAAGAGTCATCTCACCCGGCCCCTCGTCGGTGTCGTTCGGCAGGCCTATCTTGACGGGCAAAAACACGAAAGTGTTCGATCTGGACACCGTTCCGTACACGACATCGGTGTCGTCGGTATATCCTTCCCCGGTAAGCCGGGCTGTCGGGTCCGTGCTGATACGGATAGGTGTGGCCAGTTCAGGGTGATCAATGGTAATGAGGGCGATGATTACCCGGCCCGTTTCCGGGGCATAGGCCGCCTGTCGGAAATTCAGGGAAGTGAGACTCAAGGTAGCACCTCGACGGCAATGGCTACATCCCATAATCCGGGTTCGATTGCGGACCACGATGGTGGCGAGGTAAATCGCATCTCGACGGCGGTAGTGCCGTCTATGGGGCTTGTCCACGAGAACCTCAATGACCCGTCAAGCAAGTCCGTTTCGTAGAAGGTTATCAAGGCTTGCAGCTCTGTCGTGGTTAGGGCTTGCCTGCCGGACACCGGCTTGACCCCTGCCGTTGCGCGACGCCGCACCTTTGCCGGTCCTGCGTCCGGGGTTGACCTCAGAACATTATCCCTGAGGGATTCATTGTAGCCCTCTGACAGGAGGTTTTGAGGCAATGCGTTAGGCCATGATGGTATCGCCATTTATCACCTGTTGGTTAATACTTCTTTCGCGCCAAAGTTCGACCTCAACGCCTTGTTCGATTTGCTTCCAAAGGTAGACATTTTCTTAGCAACAGCCGCATCGATCATAACGTCGATCTGTACATCACCGTTCCCGTCAGACTTGGAACTGGTGCTCACCTGGGCCCCTGCGTTGTTGAAGACGTTCACAGTAACACCCTTCCCCGCCCCGTTCTTCGGAATCACCGTTTCTCCCTTCTGGAGGATGGCGGGGAACTCATCGGGGTTCAGGCCGGTATGGAACCGGCGGGCAGAATCGAACATGGAGGAGGGCAGCGCCTTAACAAAGGTAGGATTGTCGAGGCCCACCCTGCCGCCGTTGTGGAAGCCGAGGCCCATCGTCCATTCCCCGTATCCCATGGAGTAACCAGCTCCGCCACCACCAAAAAGAGAACCGAGGACGCCTGTAATTCCACTACCGGCGCTACTGAACAACGGCCCTGTGATGTTCTGGTAAATCATCATTTTCATCAGGTCGGCTATGATCGATTCAGCCATGTCAGAAAATGATGTTGACCCCTTGATGGCGAAATCCGCTATTGCCTGGGCGGAGTCCTTGCCCCAACCTTCTATCGCGTCTTTCAATTCCTCGAACTGGTCTTTGCCTTTGTCGGTGAGCTTTTCCATCTCCTCACTCAGTTTGCTCATATACAGGGTGTAATCCTCTATGCTGAGTTGGCCGGTGACGAGCAGACTATTTGCCGTGGCAATCTTATCGAGGTAATCCTGGTACGGGCTCCGGATGTCCTCAAGAATTTGTTTCAAGGCTTTCTTCTGCTCGATATCGGCAAGAGTGGCTGATGCCGCCGCCATCTGCTCGTCTGTGGCGTCCTTGAGGGACAGCTTGTAGAGTTCAACCTGAGATTCGGTCATGTCGATAGTGGCCGCCTGTTCCCTGAGACCTTCTATCGTTTTCTCGTTCTCTTCCCAATTCTTGATGATCTCTTTTTCAGCTTCGTTCTGAGTTTTCAGGCTGTCGATTTCCGAGGCGATAGCGACGAGACGTTCTTTCTGGCTTGCGCTCAAGTCTTTGTATTTGCCCTGCGAGATTTCCCACAGTATCTTTTCTTCCTCGGTGACATCGCCCACGGCGGTCTTTTCGCGCTCAAGCTGCTGAATGGCCTGTTCGCCCTTTTCGAAGAGTTTTTCGGCCTCGGATTTGCCGCCCGCCCCTTTCTTTTCTTTCCCTGCTCCGCCACCGCCGATACCGGGTTTCCGTGCGAACGGAGGGGCGTAATTGTCAGCTGTCGACCCTGTTTCCCTCGCCTTTTGCAACTTTGCCTCAAGGTCCGCGATCTCTCTATCAATAGGTGCCCGGTAGTGCGGCAGGATTGCGCCTTCGCGTTTCTTCTGCAGTTTTGCGATCTGGTTCTGTATCCGCTTTTCTTCCGTATCGTTCGCAGCGAGCCACTTCTTGAGGTCATCCGGCCCCATCGTGGCAAACTCACCAATGCCAAGCTCGCCCCGTTTTACTGCCCCCCACCCCTGCAAGGATTGGCCTATGTTGCCGATTGCCCGGGCAGCCTTGCCCGCGAGGGATATGATTTCCGTGAAAAGCTCGATGATGCCCGGCTTATTTTGCTCGATAGTGTCGGCCAGTTTCATGATCTCTTCGGCTACAGACTTCGTACCTTCCGCGCTTTTGTTGCTGTCCGACAGCAGGCGCCCGAATACGGTTTTTAGGTTCGTCATGGCCTGATCGATGGTGGGTTGCATCTTGGAAAACTCATTCTCGATGGTGTCAGTGGCCGCCGCAAACGCCTTAATCATAGTTTCAGAGGTGATCTTTCCCTCCATGGCCATTGCACGCAGACCGCCCACATCCGTATGAAGATAATCGGCCAGCATTTTTGCGATCCGGCTGCCGTTCTCCATGATCGAGTTGAATTCCTCACCCCTGAGCACGCCGGACGCCATGCCCTGGGATAACTGGATAATGGCGTTCTTTGACTCTTCCTGCGTGGCACCGCTGATAATCATGGCCTTATTCAGGGTCTCGGTAATTCTTAA